GGTCACCCTGGACGCAATTGTCATGGTGCTGTTGGCGGTATTTTTGGTTGTCCAATAGTTGGGCGACCAAAATAATTGGCTGTCCAATGGTTGGGCGACCAAAATCCACACCAAGATTCCACACCAAGATTTATGATTTGCTGTGCTCTGTAGTGCGCCTAATCGACCGGAAAGCCAGTATCTATATGCACTACGAAACACTACGAAACACAGGCTCACAAGTTCGAGTCCCGTCCGCTCCGCCATTTTTCTTTATATAAAACAGTCACTTACAGATCGGGAGTGGCGTTTACACCAAGATCACACCAATTTCTGGCGATTTTTGCCTCGAATTTGGTACGAGAGAGCACAACACTATTTACCCAGATTTGCCCAAAATACCGTCACCCAGGGAGCGTCACGGGTTCCCATAAGTTCCATTACCGGAGCGCCCTCCACTAGAGGTGTCTATTAGTGTTAAAAATTTAAGCGATAAAACGCAATAAACCAATATAAAACAATAGGTTGCGGCGTTTTTTGGAGTTGTAAATTTTGGTCACGGCCTAAATATTGTTGAGCAGATTAACCTGATCCCGATCCTTCACGCCTGAGATCCAGTCAGCATAGGTGTTCAGAAACATCTCTGTGGTGTGACCGAGCTGCTTGGCCGCAAATGCAGGCTCGACCCCGGCCATGAGCATTTCGGATGCCCTGGTGTGCCGGCAGATGTAAGCCCGGCGATAAGTCATGCGGCATTCCTTGAGTGCTTTCTTCCAGGCTTTATTGAAATTGTCTGCATCGAGGCAGGGTCTATCGAATTGGTTGCGGAACACGAAGCCCCCGGCAAATCTTCTATAGTGGTTCCGTAGGATCTTCGATAGCCTGGGTGATATGTAGACAGACCGCACCTTGGACGTTTTGATGTCTGTGATGCGCCTCCGCACCATTGCTCGGGTAAGCGTGATCGTATCGTTGGTGATGTCCTCCCACTTCAGCCCCAAGATTTCGCCCGTCCGCATCCCAGTCTCAAATGCAATCGTAAAGAAGAACAGGTTATCTCCATGGAGCTTAGCTAGTAACGCTTCCTTTTCCTTGGGGGTGAATCGCATGATTGGTGGCCTCTGGTGTTTTTTAAGTCGGATTGCGTCAACCGGGTTCGATGCGATTAGCTCTTCCTCAATCGCTAGGTCAAAAACTCCCCGCAGCGGAATCAGCGCATTGCGTTTCGTTTTCTGGCTGACGTCTCGCCCGGCCAGGATCTCTCTGATGTGAGATGGCCGGATTGTGTAGATCGGTTTATTCGCAAGCCCCTCCATCCAGTATTGGTTGAGGAGCTGCTTGTAGGTTTGCCGGGTAGACGGCTTGAGATCGGACTGGTCTAGGTAAGACTGGGCAATGTTGCCGAAAGGTACGGCAGAGTCGTAACGCTGTTCACCGTGGGATAGTTTTTGGATCCAGCTCTCTCGAGCGGCAATGGCTTTTTTTAAACCAGCGTCACTATTGGCGAACTGGAACGATGTCGCGTGGGCTTCTTTGTGGATAGTGACACGCGCTTGCCAGGCTCCAAATTGCCATCTGAGTCCTTTAGCCATGCCTCAATCTCTCCCGGATCAACGATCGTCGTTCTGCCGGCAACAAAGTAATGCTTGCCGCGCTCGAGTTTGCGTTGCCATCCTCTGAATGTGGTGCGCGGGATTCCAGTATCTTCACACCACTTATCTAGTGCGATCAAGTTAGCCACTTTTCTCCACCTTCTTTTCTCCTGCTATCGCTGAGTCCCAGTTGCGGCAAAAGCTGCAGTACCAGCCAATCCTTACGCCCTGGGGCGTGTTACTTCTGGCGTATGAGATAACCTCTACCGCCACCTTGCCGCATTTCGTGCAAGGCTTTGTTTCCATGCGATCACTCATTCCCTTTTGCAAACTCCGTGGGCAAGCCAAAGCCCTCAGTCTCGAGGGCAATGGCTGCTTGAATCAGCTCGACGGGATCGACTTTGATGTGGTCAGGGGCAGACTCATCCTCTGCCGCATGAACCATGTGGTGCTCGATTAGGACATTAGCCCAGCGGATTACGTCCGCTCTGGTCTTAAGCATCGAAGCGCTGGTGGATGGCGCGAGAAAGGTGCCAGTTGGCCTTCTCGATGTCTTGCCATCCTCCCTTCTTATGGGCCCTCAAAATGTACTGCGCGGCCGTCAGGATATGGAATCCCTCCATGCCTTCGTAGTGCGGGCCCATCTCCTCAAGGATATTAATCACCTCTGTGCCGGCTATCTGGTAATGCGGCGGGTTATTGACCATATCCACATCACCATCCACCTCTTGACGCGCTTTCTCGATTGCTCGATGCGACCGGGCGTTATCTTTCTCGATTCGTTTAGCGATACTCAGAGCGCCTAACTCTTCCATGACTGCCTCCTAGAATGGGATGTCAGCTTCGTTGAAGGCGGCTTCCTGGCTGGGTGCTGAGTCGCCGGAGCTGGAGCCTTTGCTGTCCAGAAACTGAAAGTTCCTCACCTTGATGTCAGTGAAGTTGCCGCCCTGCTCAGACTTGCGCTTGTCGATCGACCCCTCGACGTAGAGCTTCGATCCTTTTTTGCAGTACTGGACTACGATGTCGGCCTGCTGATTCCAAAACACCAGGTCGTGCCAGGTTGTTTTCTCTTGGCGCTCGCCGGTGTTTTTGTCCTTCCAGCTTTCAGATGTCGCGAGGCCGATATTGCAAACTCTGGCTCCGCTATTGAGCGTTTTAATCTCTGGGTCAGCGCCCAGGTTGCCAACAAGAATTGCGGTATTAACTGTCATTTCATTCTCCTGATTTGAACGCTGTCCTCGCCATGAACCCGGTACTTCTCGAGATCTATATGAGGGGCTTCGGTTTTAAATGCTTTTTCCCAGCAGATAGTGCTGCGGCCTTTGATCGGGATGATCTGCCATTCCCGGCCTTGAACGCTTTGCCTCGCATGGGCGTTGGCCTGATGCCAAGAACGCATCTCTGCCTTGATGACCTCGTCCTGCTTCTTTAAGTCAGCCATCTGGTCAGCAATAAGACTCCGGCGATCCTCGAGGGACTGAAAATCCTCGAGCTCGCTGGCATCCATTGGGGGTAAGTAATTCTCGACGTCCTTAGAGAACTGCATCCAAGCGTCGATCAGTTTGGCCCTGCGCTCTGGCTTCGATGTGTACCAAGCCATGTGCATATTGTCGGCAGTGCCGTCAGAGCAGCACATGATGGCTTTCTCAGCGCCGGAGACGAGGAGCTGGTGCTCCAGTTGCCAGTAGTGGGTAGACGGAACCATGCCTTTCTCGAGCTCGGCAATCAGCTTTTTGTTTGCGAGCTTGTGCTCCCATATCAGCTTGCCGTCCCAGGTGATGCCGTCGAATGAAGCGGACAGCTTTACTGCAAGTGTGTCGCGGACTTCCTCCGGCTGATCCTCTGGAAACTCAGAGGGCTCAACCACTCCGCAGCGGGGTAGCAGAAAACTCTCGCCCTTGTTCCATGGGATATAGAACGAGCTGTTCTCCGGCTCCATTTGCACCAGATACTGCTCAACGATTGGCCGGGCCTCTGCTTCAGCCTTATGGCCTTTGGCAAACAACGCCAGGGTGAATTCATCGAACTGCTCTTTCTCCCCGGTTGCTTTCTCCCGCAGTAACTTCTCGCGGTCAGTGCTGGAGCCCATCAGCTTGTTAGCGTCAGAGGCTCCCCAGTGCTCGTCACGCCAGTTTTCCCACTCGGGGGTGCCTTGGTCTAAGTCAGCGTAGATCATGCGGCCTCCCCAGTATTAGGAACTGCACCCTCGAGGATCTTCATTTGCTCGGGGGTGGCGACTAATCCCTTTTTGCTGAGTAGCTGTAGCGCCCCGGTGATCGGTTCCCCAGCGGCAATCTGCTTTGCCAGAGCATCGATGGTTTTCTTCTCCGGGGCCTTGGGTGGCTTCGGCTCTGAGTTGATCTCGAGCTTTGCTGCCTTGGCTGGAGTTTTCGATTTAGCCTTACCCTTTGGCTTCGGGGCGTCCTCTTCCTCGTCGCCGTCAATAAAGGCTTGCATCGCGGTCTGCCCGTCATCGTCCAGATCGTGCTCGATCCCCAGCATTGCCAGCAGGCCATAGCGTTTGGCGTAGGTGGTTAAGCCGCCGACAGTCTGGGGTGTTGCCTTGTCGCCAAACTGCATAGGCGCACTGTCAGTAAACATGAATTGCCCAGACTCATGGATCAGTGTAGTCCGGACGCGCATATAGGCGGGTGTGGATTTGACTGTCTGGGTGAAGGTTAGCCCGTGCTGAACCAGAATCGGATTGACTAGAGAGACGATCCCCTCGAGCTTGGCGTACTTGCTCCGATTAGCCGTGCTATCCCGGTGCGGGTTTTTGAGTTGGCTGCGGGCCATCACAAATGCTTTGCAGATGAGATCGTTCTGTTCACTGAACATAATCAACCTCCTGCATAGCGGACAGGGCGTCCATCTGCTGGCTGTAGACGTAGGCGAATTGATAACCCAGGTGGTAATACTCCGGGATGCCTTTAGGTGTGCGGAAGTCGTAGCGGTGGGGCTTCAGATTCATCTCATCGAAGAAGCCAGTGAACCAGGCGACAGTCGCCTTTTTAGGTTCGGGCGCTCCCATGCAATCGATAACGCAGTGGTGTTCTACCTCGGGGGTGACGATCTCAGCCCCTCGGATTCGGTGTGTTTCCGCGACCTCGTAAACCTCTGTGGTCGCTTGTTTGAGTTGTGATTTCATTTCATCTCCCTAACGCCGGCCTTTGGTGGCGGGCTATGGAGACAAATCTAGTCCATAGGTGTGCAGTCAGTCAACGAATTTTGGTGTTTTTTTGGTCTAATATGGATACGTAGCTTTATTCGACAGGTCTTTTCGAGATTCGTTTCCCTTTAGTATTGATAGCGTGTATCTTGTGGTTGTCACCAAATGCTAAGTATTTACGGACTAGGTTTATATCGAGTGCAAAATATCGGCAAGAGTAATCAGTACGAGGAGAGCGGTCGCGTGAACATAGCCGCAGAAACAGCCGAAGCCACAGCAGTCCGTGCAGCTTTAGACAGTTTGGAAGAAACCGGGATGGCGAAGAATACCGCCACTCTGGGTTTGATTAGTCGGCTTTGCGACGAATTACTAGAGCGTCGAGCATCTGCTTGATCGCTAACTGGCCTTCGACATCGAGGCTGTTAAATTTCTGCATGATGTCATCAGATTGGGCGTGATCTTGATCTAACCACCCCGTCTCCAGACCGCAGCCGGCCTCAATCTTCCTAGCTAACTTATCGCCTACGTTCCGCGCAGACTCTCCAGCATGAAATATCCTGGCTATCTGCATATGGGCCACGCCTACGTGGTTGGCTAATCGGTTTTTGACGCCTTGAAACTTGGTATCAATTAGATACCGCAAGTTCTCGCGGCGTATATCTGCACTGGTTCTCACTGGAATGTTCTCCGGAATGAATAGAAAGGATACCGCTGATTCTCTTCAGTTCAGACACATAGGTGTCAGAGATCCTAAACATCGCAGATAGCATCCTTGCTGTGAGATGAGATAAGTCGGGGGGTTCGTCAGCTTCGTGCGAGTCCACGAAATGCCGCCGGGAAAGTCTAAGCCCCATGCGGAACATGGCTACGTGCTTGCTTACCCATGCTTGATATCCGCTGCCCTTTGCGGCCTCGAAGTTCAGGCGGCTCCAGGTAGTCCAGATAAATTCTTTGTGGGAATGGTAGAGATGGGTGGTTATAGGGCGTCTACCAGTTCGCCCTCTCAGTAGTTGTGTTATTGCTCTGGTCTTGCGGCAAAGCCCTTTGATAGCAGCCTTGGTTGTGGGGGTGGTCGTGACTGAGGGGGTGGTGGGCATCCATACTCGCCAGACTGCCCTCAAGTTTTCGTTGTAGAAGAATCGTTCATCGTGCATTGCGTAATCTCGCGAGGACAATTTACCGGCTTAGGTACAGCGGATAAAATTAGCCCGAATGGATAATCTATCATCCATTTAATGTAATTGTCCAGACATATCGCTTAAAAAGATAACGATTCGTATGGGCTTAGGCCGGTTTGTCTCTGTGTATCCACTAAAAATATTGAAACCTAGACCAAAGGTGTGTATTTTCGATAGTGGAGGTATTCACTATGGCAAATATTCTGGGACATTTTGACCGTGTTAAGCAGAAAAATAGCAACCGTGGTCGCAATGAGTGGGAAAGCGCCTGTCCAGCCTGTGACAGCCGGGAAAGGAAGCTGGTAATTACCGAGGAATCCGACCGATTCCTGCTGTATTGCCGTAAATCCTGCTCACACGATGAAATTGTAAGCGCTGCTGGGCTCACTTGGCGTGATCTCAAGAAAGATAACTACGTCAGCAAGCCGAAACCTCAGTTTGACACCTATCACCAGGCGCTAATCCTTGTGGCCGAGGCTGATATGGCTAAGGGCAGGGCGCTGAGCGCCGGGGATCGGGAGCTTTACCGGGATGCGGTGATGCGTAGAGCGGGTGCCGCAGCGTGAAGTGGCTGAAGCTCTACGTGGATATCGCACAGAATCCTCGCATTAAGCTGCTGGCCTTCGAGGATCGGTGGCATTACATCTCACTCCTCTGCGCGAAAGCGGAGGGATATCTCGATGAGCGGCCGGAGCTCCGCGATCGAATGGTCAGCGTTCACCTGGGCCTGACACCCAGCGAGCTGGAGAACGTCAAGGATCGGTTAGTCGATGTCGGGTTAATCAGCGACAGCTGGCAGATCTATAACTGGGACGAGAAGCAATCCAAGGATGCGACCGGGGCACTCCGGAAGCGCAGGGAGCGCGCTCGCAAGAAAGCCGAACAAGAATCTTCCGGTACTAATAAGAATAAGAATATAGATATAGAAGGAAAATGTGACAGTCACGCGACCGTCACGGGACAGTCACGGGACAAAACCCCTACACCTACCAAAAATCCTTCCAAAGCCTTTGTTGTTCCCACAATTGATGAGATCCAAGCCTACATAGCTGAGAAGGGATACACGTTTTCAGCGGCTAAATTCCATGCTCATTACGAGTCGAATGGCTGGATGGTGGGCAAAAACAAAATGAAAAAGTGGCAGGCTGCTTGTGTCACTTGGCAGGCAAACGAGCGGGGAAGGCCCGACGATACTGGCCCGGCCACAGATGCGGGGGTAATCGCGGCATGACTCCCGACATAGACGATTTTAGAAATATCGATATCCAGGCAGAGCTGGCCGACATGGAATCGCTCGATATGCGGCCGGCTGGTCAGCTCGCAGAGCGCACGATCGCTCGCCGGGCAGAGGTGGATGCAGGCTTGAATCTGCCTTGGCCCAAGCTCCATGGGCACCTGACTCTCAGGAAGCGAGAGTTGGTGCTGTTAGGGGGTTTTACTGGGCACTTTAAGACCACTATCACCAGTCAGATCGGGGCCTACACTATGCGTGAGGGCCATAAAGTTGGTGTCTGCAGTCTCGAGCTCAACGCAGAGGACATCATCGAGCAGTTCGCGGAGATCAGTGCGACTCGATCCCGGCCTGCAGAGAGGTGGCTGACCCGATACTGCGATTGGGCCGACGATAAGTTGGTGATCTACGACCGCTTAGATTCGATACGGCCTCACGATGCTATCCGAATGGCGATCAAGTTCGCTCAGCTGGGGTGCCGGCTAATCATCTTGGATTGCTTGATGATGATGGGCGTCTGCGACGATCTCGAGCG